CCCAAAAAGGGACAGCATTGAAGGTGCAGAAACTCAAGGAAGTAGATGAACCTGCCCATCCGTTCTATCTTGAAAAGAAGGTTTTTGGTAATTCGATTGTTCTGGTACGTTGCGAAGGTAACGAATCGGAAGATGAGCATTCCAACGGTTCGCGATATGCATGGGCATCACCTATGGAGATATTGAAGGTGCTGGAAAGCCTGGGGGGATCGACAAGCGACGCTTATCTCTATGCGGAGATTGCCGGCGCCCATGGGATCGATAAGGATATTGTGCGCAAGCACCTGTCCCGAAATACCGAATTGACGATTTTCCGGCCTACAAAAGGCCAGTGGCATATACCTAAAAGGGAGTATGATTTATGACCCACGATCACGAGAAGCTAAGGCAGTTGGCGGATGACCTGCGCGAATACAAGGAAGCGCACGAATTCCTTGAGACGCAGAACACCAAGCTGAAAGCCGATCTGGCCGAGGCGAGGGAGGCGCTGAAACTCTCGGAATCGGCCATGCGAGAATATTACCGGTACTGGACCGGTGGCGAAACGCGCGGGTCTTACGATGGCAAGCCTGAGCGCAACGCCCTGTGGGAAGCGATGCGTCGCGCCGCCTCTGTGCACAGCCGGCTTTCGGGAGAGGGATGATGGGGCAATGGGAGCCCTCTCAGGGTGCATCTGACGAGTGGTACACGCCACCTTACATCTTCGCCGCTCTAGCCGAGACGTTTGATCTGGACGTGGCGCACCCGCCGTATCCGATCCAGACGCATGTGCCTGCGAAGTCTTTTCTGCATCAAGGCGGCTTGGAGGACGTGTGGTGGGGCTTCGTCTGGATGAACCCACCGTTCGGCGGTCGCGGCTCGCTAGGGCCTTGGCTCGATCGGTTTTTCGAGCATGGCGACGGCGTTGCCCTGACGCCAGACCGGACATCCGCGCCGTGGTTCCGCAAGGCATGGGATAGCGCCGATCTAACGCTGTTCATGCCGAAAGTCCGCTTCATTCGGCCGGATGGCACCGAAGGGAAATCGCCTGCCAACGGCACCTGTTTGTGGGCCGCTGGCAATCGAGCAGTCACCGCATTGGAGCGGGCCGCGTCTGCCGGACTCGGCATCCTTGCGCAACCGAGAAAGGCCGCAGCATGACCAACGCAACGCAGTCCCCCGCGCGAGGGGGTGAGGTAGTGCAGGCTGATCGCGATGCGGCGGCCAGTGGCATATACCTAAAAGGGAGTATGATTTATGACCCCCGATCGGCGTCGAAGTCCGCCAGATCCTCGAAAGGACCGCCCATGACTAAGGATGAAGCCATGACCACTCAGACTGATGCGCTGGGGCTGGCGAGCTTGCTGCCATGCCCGTTTTGCGGGTCCGACGAAGGGCTGACTGTCGGTGAGACGGTTTGCTCGACGTTGGTCCGCTGGTGGAGCGTCGAGTGTCACGGCTGCAACGTGTCGAACTCGGCTAGCTCGGAGGCCGAGGCCATCACCGCATGGAACACACGAGCCCCTCGCGAGCCCAATGACTAAAAACCCATTCTGGACCTCCCCGACCTATCGGATCATCCAGGCGATCCAGGCGCATAAGGAAGGGCCGGGGATTGTCCAGCAATGGAAAAATTGTGTGCAGGCATGGGCGGAAGCCAACCGCGGCAGTCCTGACGCTCAGGCTGCGCTAACGTGGCTTCCCTTATGGGAGGTTCGCCCCTATTATACCGCGGAGGAATTGGCGCCGATCTTTCCCGTGCTGGCAATGGCTCTAGGGATTTCCGAAAGGCCGACGCCGTATAAATCTGCGAAGCGTCTCGCGCATGAACTGGATTACGGGCGGCTTCCCAGCTTCGAGATGCAGGGTGAGCGTTATTATCTCGTCGAGCGAACTCATAAATGGAAAGAGATATGCACAATCTGAACGACATGATGCAGGCCGGGTGCACGACAGAGCGCGGTGTGAGGTTCTGGGAGGAGAAAGGATTGCTGGGAATTGTCGAGCGCACCAATGGCGGCGTTCGTCGATATTCTCCCGCTCAGCTTATCAAGGCCAAGGTCATCGCCGCGGCGAAATTCGCAGGTTGGGAACTCGACGAAATCAAGCCGATGCTGGAGGGCTACGGAAAGGATGTGCATGACGCACTCCTGTACCGACTTTCCACCCAGGCCGAACTGGCATTGCGATTGATCGATAATCTGCCGCCTGTTTCCGATCCTCAGGAATATGACCTATGACAGCCTTCTACAATGAGATTGATCCGTTTGCCGCCAGGTGGCTACGCAATCTCATTGATGCTGGACATATCGCTCCGGGTATCGTGGACGAGCGACCGATACAAGAAATCGAACCTTACGAGTTGACAGGCTATACGCAATGTCACTTCTTCGCAGGGATCGGTATTTGGTCGAAGGCATTGCGGGATGCAGGATGGCCGGATGATCGACCGATCTGGACAGGCTCATGCCCCTGCCAGCCTTTCAGCAATGCAGGTAAGCAAAAAGGATTTTCCGATGAACGCCATTTGTGGCCGCATTGGTTCAATCTCATCAAAGAGTGCGGGCCTCCAGTCATTATTGGAGAGCAAGTTGCGAGCGCGCTCGACTGGCTCGATCTTGTACAAGCTGACATGGAAGCATCGGACTACGCCTTCGGGGCGAGTGATCTGTGCGCTGCGGGCTTCGACGGTGCGCACATCCGTCAAAGGCTTTATTTTGTCGCCTTGGCCGACGACGACGACGACACGAGACTGGAAAGATGGGGTAGAGTGTCAGAATGTCCCGACCAACTCATTGCTGGGGCGAGAAGTCTGGTTAGTGGGATGGAATACGAGCCGAGCGACGGACGGGAGCAACGGCGGTCCAAATCAGGCGAACGGGGCTCTGTCTGCGGATGCGGGATTAGCGGGTTGGCCCACGACGACGACCCAAGACTCAATCCGACAGCCTTCTCGGGAATTCAAAACTCTCAATATTACCTTGAACCACGCAGCAGTATTATGCGAACCGATCCGCCTATGCTCGGACGGACGCCTGTTGACTGGCTCTATTGCCGGGATGGAAAGTGGCGGCCGGTTGAACCCGGCACATTCCCGCTGGCTCATGAGGCTCCCTCGCGAGTGGGACGATTGCGTGCCTATGGCAACGCGCTCGACCTCGAAACGGCGACGCAATTCTGTAAAACCGTCAAAGAAATTTGTGATGGAATATGACCTGTGAAAATTGAAGCAGCCGGATCTAATTTCATCTTGCGGGTTCCTTATGCTCGCAAGGATGAAATCGCATCCCTCATGGCTTATCGTGGCCTGACATTCAGTACATCGGCTTCGTCGCGGAATGAAGCTGTGCTGTTCACTGCAAATCCTTATGCCGTGGCGGATATTGGAGGATGCGAAGGTCTGGAGGCTTTCAATCGCCAGATTGAACTAAGCCGCGCTCTCGATGGCAAAGGGACGAAGCGTCTCCCGCCTGGCAAGGAACTCTGGCCCTATCAGCGGGCCGAACTCGACTATGTTCTTTCCCGAGATGGAGGGCTGCTTGCCGCCCAGCCGGGCCTAGGCAAGCGTCAGCCTGTGGACGAGCCTGTTTGGACTCCTTCCGGCTGGAGACCTATTGGGGATCTTAGAGCCGGGGATACTGTTTATGCTGCGGACGGTAAGCCTACCACGGTCACAGGTATTTTTAATGAAGCTGAGAGCCCTGTATATAAAGTAACATTTTCTGATGGTCGTACCGTTCGTTGCGATCCGGAACATCTATGGGAGATTTCGCAGCGAACCGGAAATGCGAATAAACGTATGCAGACCAAGGTTCTGACTACGCAACAGATTCTGGATATTGGTCTGCGTGCAGGACAAGGGCGCCTGAAAGATTCAAGATTTTACGTGCCGCTAGTGCAGCCTATTCAGCACGAAGAGAAGGTATTTGACATTCATCCCTATGTCCTGGGCGCGTTAATCGGTGATGGTGCATTAACTCAGACTCGAATTGCCATTAGTACACCGGACATGGACATTGAAGTTATTGAAAATGTCCGTCACCTACTCAAAGATTTTCAGATGAGAGAAAATCGGCATCCGACATGCCCTCAATATCTCATAAGCCAAGGTTCGAAAAAATATGGGAAAGCATTTTACCATAAAATTGCAGAGCTAGGACTAAATGTTAAATCTCCTGAACGATTCATACCTGCGGGATATTTCCTAGGGTCGGTGAAACAGCGTTATGATCTACTGCGAGGACTAATGGATACTGACGGATCTTGCAAAAAGAACCGAAATACTTTCCATACATTGTCAGTGCGACTCGCAGAAGATGTAGCTCAATTGGTACGTTCGCTCGGGGGATGGGCGAAAGTCCGCACATATGACCGTTCGGAAAGCGGTAAAGGTATCGAATATCAAGTCAATATCCGGACATTGGAATGTCCTTTTTATCTTGAGCGTAAAGCGGCAGGTTGGAAGTTCGCGCCGAACTGGATGCGATTGAGTATCCTGTCGATCGAACCCGATGGCATTGCTATGCAGCGGTGCATTAGAATTGCAGATGCTCGATCCTTGTATGTTACGGCCGGTTACACGTTGACACATAATACACCGATGTCGATCGCCTTCTGCAACGAGAAGGAAGCGCATCGGGTTCTGGTGATCGTGCCGGCATCCGTCCGCATCCAATGGGGCGAACGCATCCGGGAATGGTCAACGATCCCAAACGTCAAGGTTTCGGTGATGCTGAAGGTGAAGGACGGCATCCACCCAACCGCGCATTATCAAATCATCAGCTATAATGCCGCAACCAATCCGAACATCATCCGAGCCATCTCAAAATATGAATGGGACGTGCTGATTTGCGATGAGATCCATGCGCTCAAAAGCGTGGATGCCATCCGCACGCGCGCCATATTCGGCAACAGCCGTGGCGAGTTTCAGCATGGCGACGTTAAAATGCCTGCTATCTCGAAGCATTGCCGGATGCATCTCGGATTGACCGGAACGCCTCTACTCAACCGACCGAGCGAGGTATACACGCTGATCCGGCATTTCGACCATGAGGCGATCGACTATCTCGGCTGGGAAGCGTTCAAGGAGCGCTATAACCGGCAGGCAGACATGAAGACGATCCAGGGCAAACGCTTCAAGTTGGAGAACACGAGCCTTGAAACCGAGCTTCAGAACCGGCTGCGGATTTCCTTCATGACCCGGCACGAAAAGAAGGATGTTCTGACGCACATGAAACCTCCCCGATATTCAATCGTTCGGGTGGAGGAAAATGGGACAGTGCGAGGCGCGCTGGATGCAGAAGGGATGCTCGGGCTTTCGGTCGATGAAATCCAGACGACGAAAGATTTCGAGATCCTTGGGCACATTGCGGAAGCCAGGCGCCTGATGGGAATTGCCATCGCACCGCAAATTGTTGAATATGCTTCTGATTTCCTCGAAGGGTCCGACGAGAAACTGGCGATATTCGGCTGGCATCTCGACGTTTTGACGCTTCTCGAAAATGGACTGTCCCGATTTGGAACGGTTCGGGTCGATGGAGGAAAGTCGGCAAATGCACGACAGAAAGCAGTTGACGATTTTATAAATCAGGACGATATTCGAGTCTTCATCGGGAATATCCAGGCGGCTGGAACAGGTTTGGACGGATTGCAGAAAATATGCAGCCGTTGCTACCTTGCCGAGCCGGATTGGGTTCCCGCGCAGAATGAGCAGGCAGTTTCAAGACTTGATCGGATCGGTCAGGAGAATATCGTGAGTGCGGAGATTTTCGTCGCTCCCGGATCGATTTCCGAGAAAATTCTGGTGAAGGCACTGGAAAAAATGAATGTCATCCACAGGGTCTTGGACGCGAAAGAAGGAGAAGAAAATTGACTATCCGGATTGAAATTTTTGGTGCTGACGCTCACGACACACTTGAGCAGTTGGCGCAGTTTGCAAGCGGCATGCTTTACGCGGTTCCTGTTTCGGACGGTAATACCGAAATCGTTAAGCAGGCTGAGTTGAATAAGCCGGCTCCTGTGACGGACCCGGACGTTCCTATCTCGATCAACACGGTCAATGTGCTGGAAGAGGCTCCCGCCGCCCCAAAGCGCCGTGGCCGCCCTCCGAAGGCGAAAGTCGAGGACACTGGCACGAAGGAAGCTGGCGAGGAATCGTCTCCTACCAATACTGCGATGTCCGAAACTGTCGACGAGAGCGTTGCGAATGAGGATGACGAGTTCGCCGCATTCAAGAACGCCATGGAGAAGGCGGACGCCGACGATGACAAGGCGGCTGCTTCTGTCCCTGCACGCAAGTGGACCGATGCGGATCTGAGCGCACTGAACAATCAGGCGGCTCAGAAGGTCGGGCCGGCGCGCGTGCCTGAGATCAAGGCGATCGTCGCGAAGTATGTCCCTGACGGCGAAGTTCCGCACAGCCGGAATATCCCGGAAGGTGATCGCGCCACCTATGCTCGCGAGATCGAGGAACTTGCAGGTATCGAGTTCGCAGGCTAATACCCCCGGCCTGTGAAAGCCCCGGGCAGACGGGCTTGTAAATCGTCTGCCTGTTTTGAGGTTCCGGGTCTAATGGGCGTCTGTGTTTTTGCACAGATTCTGCCTCATCGTGAGACTGGCAGGCCCCGGAACCTCAAACGAACCACGATGAAACAACGTCAGTAGCTAAAGGAATTTGAAATGTCTGATGATCTAGATAAAGCTGTTTGCGCAGTTCAGAAAAAATTAGAATGCATCGCAACTGAAGGGTATGAATATGTAGGCGATACGGATAACCCCGAGAGTATTTGCCTCGACGGCTGGTTTAATATTCGTGAACTAATTAAGATTGCGTTGGATGCAATCAAATGATTGAACTCGAACATTCGCCTCTAGGGGGCAGCGCAGCGCACCGCTTCATAGCTTGCACAGGATCATTCCTTGTCCAGCGCGCGCAAATCGAAAACAACCAATATGAAAACATCGAAAGCGAGTTCGCCAAGCTGGGAACGGCTGCGCACGAACTTGGTGCCCGATGCCTGGTCGAAGGATCGGAGCCATTCGAGTATATCGGTGAGGAAATCCAGGGTTATCGCGTCGGCTGGCCTGATGGCATCAGCCTCGATGCGGTGTCGGTCTATGTGAATGAATGCCAAGGTATCCTGAGCAAGAAGCCAGCGCGATATCTCGTCGAAGAAACCATCACGCTCCCACATCTGCATCCGCTGCTGAAAGGCACCGTCGATTTCGGCGCATGGCATCCCGACTACGGAATTACCTTGCGCGACTACAAGAATGGTGAGGGTGTCGGGGTTTCTGCGATCGGCAACAAGCAGATGCTTTATTACGGCTTCCTGCTGGCGATGCATCTCGAATTGACCGACCGGGATATTCCCGTTTCGCTCGGGATCGTGCAGCCGAATTTCTACGGTGTGTTCGACGAGCCGGACATTTGGGATACGACGTTGGGCGACGTACTGGATTGGGGGCACAATGTCCTTCTTCCGAGGATGCACGGCCTGACCTCCGCCAAGGATGCTCCAACTCTGGACGACTTCGTTCCCGGAGATCATTGCCAATTTTGTCCGGTGCTGCTTGACTGCCCGAAGATGCAGACGGCGTTCCGGGAATATGCACAAGCCGATGAGGAATTTATCGCCATGCTGACCGATCAGGAACTTGACCATTTCTACGGCATGAAAGAGCAGGCTCGCCGGTTCATGACTGCGCTTGAGCAGACGGTGCACGCACGCCTTGTCGGCGGAAGCCAGTACAGCAGCGCCAAGCTGGTCGAGAAGCGTGTGAACCGCGTCTGGAAGCCGGGAGCACAGGCTGCGCTGGAAACCGCATTCGGGGAGGCTGTCTTTAAGCCGAAGGAAATCAAGTCTCCTGCCCAGGTCGAGAAGATGTCGAGCCGCGGCAAGGAGATGAGTCTTGAATGGGGATACAAGCCTGAGAGCGCCGGTCTGTCGGTTGCTCCGATGAGTGATCCCCGTCCCGAGGCCAAGCGAGCCGGAAATGCCGGTGTCTTCAAGGATTTCGAGAAATCTCCTGAAGAGATGGGGTTTTGAAATTCCCATACTGCCGGGAAAGTGATTGGCAGGAACCACGAAGAGACTGAAGGAAACCACGATGGCTGAATCTTACCGATACACACTCGTAAAGCCCTCGCGACTGCTGTTTTCGTCCGTCACGACGAAGAGTGCGCCGCGCAGTGTCATGGGCGCTACGCCGAAATTCTCTGGCACGTTCGGGATCGAGAAGGAAGATTTCGACGCTCTCGTCGAACTGATGGTTCGTGCGATCAAAGGCGAGATGGGGACGTTCTCCGGCAATCCGAACGACTATTATCTCGCCTGCATGTCTGGCGCCACGGCGGCCAAGCGCGCGATGCAGAAGGCCGAACTCGACGCCGCAGGCAAGGGCTCGGATGAAGCCTTCAAGATCAAGGAAAAGGCGGAGAAGCGCGCCGAACTCTACAAGCCCTACGCCGGCATCCTCACGGCCTCGTCGCAGTTTGACGTTGAACTGGCGAAGCTGGAAGCCGGCAAGATCGTGGACATCGGTACGGAGGAACATGCCCGCGCTGCTGCCGGCAAGGATCTGTTCTACCCTGGCGCCTATGTCGTTCCAGCGATCAGTCTCAAGGCTTTCCGTCGCAAGACGCTGGACGCCAAGGACGGCGTGACGGCCTATCTCCAGAACTGTCTCTATGTCCGCAAGGGCGAGCGTTTCTCGGGCGGCGGAGCGAATAACAGCGACGTGTTCGGTGGCTTCGCAGGATATTCGGATTACGATCCGACTGCGATGGCTCCGAGCAACGAAAGCGTTGCCGAAGATGCACCTGCGTTCTGACAATTCATGCCGGGGTGCGATCCCGGCATTTTCGAGGTAGGGGTAAATGGAAATCCAAACCGGAATACCTACGGTGGACGGTCTATATCTCGTATTCGTTCCATCCGACCTCCCGGAATATTCCCGTCCGCTGGTACTTCTCTGGCGCGCAGCGCAGTGGAATTATCCGAACAGCGCTATCCGTTACGATCGTCGGGTTTGGGGCTGGTTGGGGCCACTGCCGTGCGGCAAGCTGGCAGAGATGTTTCCCGTCGATCCGGCGGAGTACGATTTATGAATATCGAAACAGGCATTCCCAAGGTTCCAGGAGATTATGTCGTCTATTCCAAATATGCGACATATCCGAACGCACCGTTCTCTATGCTGGTCGTCTGGACGGGCGAATTGTGGCACTATCATGGTTCTGTGAATGGTACGTTCAAGCATGAGGTGCTGGGCTGGATCGGGCCTTTGCCGAAATTCACTCCTGTGGAGTATGATCTATGACCGTTAAGGAACTAATCTTAAGATTGCACGCATTCAATCAAGATCTTCGAGTCGTAACTCGTGGTTTTGATGAAGGAGGACTTGATGACATCAATACCATAGCTATTGTAACCGTTAGGTTTGATGCAAATCTATCAAACATACATTATGGTGCACATGAAGAAGTTGACGAAGATCAGAGCGGCTCTATCGCACTGCTGATAGATTTTTAGGGTACGATTATAATGCGTATGGTCACGTTGGATTTTGAAACGGCTTCCCGTGCGGATCTTCTGAAGATCGGTGCATGGAAGTACGCCGAAGACATGTCCACTTTCATCATCATGGTCCAGATTAAGGTCGCGATCGATGGCAAGGCGCAGCCGACGCGCGTTTTGCTTGAGAAGGAAATCCATGCGCGCGACCCGCAGCTTATGGAATTGTGCAGCGATCCGACTGTAATCTTTTCAGCACAGAACGCTTCTTTCGAGCAGGCCATGTGGCATTTCCATATGGTGCCAATGGGCTATCCTGCGATGCCTCCCGAACGCTGGCACGACACGATGGCTGTATCTGCCATGAAGGCGCTCCCGATGGGGCTGGATGCGGTCGTGACGGCTCTCGAACTGCCGATCAAGAAAGACATGGATGGTCATCGGCTGATGCTCCAGATGTGCAAGCCTGATCGCCATGGCGGCTGGTCGCAGCACACACCTGAGAATGTCGGCCGGTTGAAGGAATATGGTGCGACCGACTGCGATGCGCAGTGGGGGCTTTACCAAGCGACGCGCGGCCTTGGACCGTCCGAGCGCGAAACGTGGATCTTGGATCAGCGGATCAATCAGCGAGGTATCAGGATCGATCGTGAGTTCGTGCACGCCTGCATGGATGTGCTGGAACAAGTCCGAGTGCCGATGACGGAGCGGTTCCGCGAACTGACTGGCCTCAATCCCACACAGCGCGAAAAAGTGCTGAATTGGGTGAACGATCAGGGCGTCCCGCTCGGAGACATGAAAAAGGCCACGCTCGACGCGATCCTTGATCCCGCCGACGAATTTGGAATTGAGGACTTCAATGAACCCCTACCTTACCACGTCCACGAAGCTGTCACCCTACGTCGAAGCCTTGCTTCAAGTTCGGTGGCAAAACTTCAGAGAATGCTTGACTGTGCGTGCCTCGACGACCGGGTGCGATACGCCACTCAATATCACGGCGCCCGCACTGGACGTGACGCAGGACGCCTTATCCAGGTCCAGAATTATCCTAGAGGCGAAATTGGCGATCGACAGGGACTGACGGCCGAAGCACTGGCAGACGCGATCCTGACACGCGACGTTGCACTCATCAAAGAAATGTGGGGCGACGATATCTACAGTGCTGTGATTTCGTCCCTGCGGTCCTGCATCGTCCCCGAGCCGGGCAAGGTGCTGGTGGCGGGAGACTTCGCCGCGGTCGAAGCTCGCAACCTGCTTTCGATGGCCGGACAGCACGACCGCGTTGAGCAGATGCACAGCGGTCTGGATGTATATAGTGAAATGGCTTCGATGATTTTCAAGAAGCCTGTGAACAGGAAAGATCCGGCACAGAGCAAGGAAGGTCAGATAGGCAAAAATTGCGTTGTCGGAAACGGATACGGCCTTGGGCCCGTCGGCTTCCGTGCTCGCTTCATTCCGAAGGACTCCATCGAACTCGCAAAGCTGGCGGTTGACACCTACCGCAACGAGTTTGCTCCGATGGTGCCGAAGTTCTGGTATGGGCTTTGGGAAGCCAGCGTTAGTGCGGTCTGGTGCCGTCACGCAAAAGCCTATTCCTATGAAGGGATCGAGTTTCGCAAAGAAGCCGGCGATTTCCTGACGATGCGCCTGCCGAGTGGCCGGAAGATTTACTATCATCGCCCTCGCGTCGAAAAGACCGTCGATCCCAAAGGCAATGATCGGCCGTCGTGGACTTTCATGTCCTATCAAGGGAAGAAGTTCCGCAGGCATCTTGCATGGCATGGGATGATTACGGCAGACTGCATCCAGGGTAGCGCTCGTGACCTCATGGTGAGCGCCATGAAACGTGCAGAGGCCGCAGGACTGAATACGATCTTCAAGGTGCATGACGAACTCGTGTTCGAGGAAACCGATCGTCCCGACCTTGTTGCGACCGTCAAGCAAATCATGGAAGATATCGAGCCATGGGCGCGTGAACGGCAATTCCGAGTGAAGGCTGAAGTTGAGAAGATGACGAGGTATCGGAAATAATGCCTAAAATCCTTCGGCCTGCGATCGAGCGATTTATCGAAAAATGTGCCTTCGATCCCTGCACGGGCTGTGTGATGTGGATCGGTGGAACAACGTCAGGTCGAGGACATAGTCAGCCATATGGATCGTTTTGGTTCGAGGGCGAGCGTTGGTTTGCTCACCGCTGGTCGGCACGTTATATTCATGGATTTGACATCACGGGACTACAGGTCGATCATCACTGCCCTTGCGGGCCTTCGACACTGTGCGTCCATCACGTCAGGCCGGAACCCGCCGAAGTTAACCGAGTTCTGCAAAACATCAGGCCCGGAAGAGCATTTCAGGATTTGGAAACTCGCCAACACTGGCTTTTGGTATCGAAAGGAGTACGATCTATTTCAATTATCAATAATCATGAGTTACCTGTCCCTTTTTATTACCCGCCCGAATGGATAAAGCATCACTTACCCGAGATAAGGAATTATGGATGATCGATCCACCATTCAAAAGCTGGACATCGGCAATTAGGAAAGAAAGGGAGAAGCGCATTGCTTATGAAAAGCTGATCAAGTGCGAGGTTTGTGGCAAGCCAGTAAATTATTTATATACGGGACGCTATCTGCATACTACATGTGTCGATACCGTTGAGGACAGTTGAATGTACAAGAGGGTGTTATGATTATCGCAGGCATCGATCCGGGCAAAACAGGCGCCATGACGATCCTGTTTCCTGATGGCTCAGGGACAGTGCATCGGGTTCCTCTCGTGAAGAAGCCAAAGGAACAGCCGGCGTGGTCGTTGTGGGCTCAGGAGTGGCAGGCCGCGCTTGCGATGGCTGAGCCCGATATGATCGTGATCGAGCAGGTCGGATCGATGCCGAATCAAGGCGTTTCCAGCACGTTCAATTTCGGGAGATCGTTCGGGTTCATCCATGCCATCGCCGCAGCGTCGAGCGCACCTGTCCATTTCGTGACGCCTTCGGCATGGAAAGGAAAACTCGGCCTCCTGAAAGCCGACAAGAACGCCAGTCGCGAACTCGTGCGCCAGTGGCTTCCTCTGCTGGCAAGCGAGGTAACTCGCGTGAAGGATGATGGGGTGGCGGAAGCTGCATTGCTCGCATATTATGGAAGGAAATATCTATGATTATCGAACGCAAGCACGGCGAATTTCTGCACCGCACTGATATTGATTTGGTCGCTCGACTTTTGCAGGTCAAACGCGATCAATTCAATGACACGGCTGAAGTCTGGTCAGATAGCGGCCGACAGGATAATCAATATCGGCAGCACGAATATCGCCGCAATGAAAATTCCGTCATTTATTCGCATTAGTACATGCTCCCATCATGGCGACAAGCGAACGGCCCCAAATGCGGAGATCACTGACCTTGGCCCCGAGCAGATCGGCATCGTTGCGCGCGTCTCCGGTGAGTTTCGTCGGGTTGGGTTCGGCGGGAATGTCCGACGCCTTCAAGCACGCGACCGGGACCGGGACTTTCACTTGCTGCACCTCGACCCTCGGGCTGCAGGGCTGAGGTGCAACACAGGCGGCGAGCGGCATCAGGAGGAAGAGGGCAGCGCGCATCACAAATCCTTTGCTGACATGAGCGCAGCGCTTGACGTGCATGGCTCGGCACTGCTGTAATGCCGGCTGGCGCTAGACCGAAGCACGCGCGCCTGATCCGACAGCGCCTTGTTGGCCTTCAGTGCGGCATCACGCTGGGCGAGCGCGAACCGGGCGCGGGCGTCGCCATCGGCCTTGAGGCTGTCGATCGCGATGTTCTGGCTCTGGATA